TTTCAATATTGATGATTTATCATCAATGTCTCTGAGGAAAGGTCGGAAAATAATTTAAAAAATTTCTGACTTTTGAACCATTTTACAACTTTAAAAATTCTCAAAAACCTGCTCGGTAAATTAAAATATTCTGTAATAATATATTTCACTTCTTTTTAGTAATCGGAAAATATCAACCAAAAATATTTCGCATAATTTTCTAATATTTCTGCCGACAAATTTCACTGATCCTGAAAATAGTTTACATGGCCGACATTATTCTAGAAATTTACAATGAAACTCTTATATAATTGTATAATCATTTTATATTAATTTCTATAAGGCTGTCATAACTAGCAAAAATTTCAGTATAATTTCTCAGCAATTTCCACTGAATTTCAGCAAATCTACTGAAAAAATCCCAGATCAGACTAAAAACTCAGAATAGTTCCCAAACTGGGTTTTGATATTCAGTTTACAGCATACTGACTTTTCAGCTAAATGCTGAGTTATACTACATAAATAATTATATATATGCTCTAATAATGTGTACTATCATTGAAGGTAAAATATACAAACTTACCTCTTCAGTTGATAATTATTTTTATATTGGTTCGACTACAAGAACATTAGAACTACGTTTTCAGCAACATAAGAATGATTCAAAAAGAGCATGTATAAAAGCGTACGATCATTTCAATACAATTGGTTGGGATAATATTAAAATTACATTAATTGAATCTATCACTTGTTTATCCAAAAATGAACTACAACAAAGAGAATCAGAGCTTATATTTGCTGAACGAGAAAATAAATTTTGTTTGAATAAAAAATTACCTGTTATCACTAAACAAATAGCTTCTACAAGATATATGGAAAATCTCAGAGAGAAAATAAAACTAAAGAGAGAGATATCTAATAGGGCTATGGAAAAACAATATGCTTATTGGGCAAATAGAATTAAACTAGAAGCTCAAGATGAACATACAGTTTATCTTTAGTAAACTAGGGAAATAATCAAAATAGTATAGAACCCTATAAACATTCTATACTATTTTCTATAAGGCCGCCATAACTCGCAAAACTTTTTCAGCAAACTTTCTCAGCAATTTCTACTGAATTTCAGCAAATTCACTGAAAATTCCCAGTCCAGACTCTAAACTCAGGATAGTCCCCAAACTGACTTTTATCAGCAATTTTACAGCTTACTGAAATTTTCAGCTAAATCATGAGGTATACTACATGACGATAAGACTAGTTACTATCACAAAAAGGGGTTCAGATCAACTTTCTCTGAAAATTATACTCCATGTCTATGCAATTATCATCAAAAATTACAATACTTAATAAGAAGGAATGTCGGCACCGCCCGAACGTTCAGATAATAATACAAAAAAACTAAAAAACACATTATTTACAACATTTACAGAGTATCTTAACACTATTGGTACGGAAAGTATTCCAGTCTATGAACACGATGATGGGAACTATGACACAATAAAATATACAATTATTCCTAAAGGAACACAATTTCGGTTTCGCAGCAGACAGCAACTTCATTGGCTCGACAATCGGCCAATCTGGGCTGATTATAGTGAAACTACTGGAAGCCCGTCTTTTTTAAACCAGGAAAAAAATGCGTCTCTTGGAATGCAATATTATTTTGGATATTGGGTTAATACAGTTGAACTTCGTAAAGACATGACAATCCTTCATATGCCAATAAACTACAGCAGAATTACAGTACCATTACTCAATCGTAACAATAATACAAAACGTATTCGTCGTAATAACACAACAAAACGCATACGTCGTAATATAAATGTCACTGCAGATATGGAACTAATGGTTCGCTCTCTTTGTATCCCAAATTGGCGTAAACGGTCTATCTACAAAAATGCATTAAACAAATACAATAGCACTATTTGCCGTGATGGATATACAATGGATTTCTTGTATCACTTGACAGATAAACCAAACAGCAAATTTCATGGAGTTCGTGAACGATTATTATCGTCAATGGAAGGGCGTCGTGAAATTTGTCTGGTCAATGTAACTCCTAAAACAGTAAAACTTGTAGACTCAGTCTATTCTCCTGTTGAAGCCTAAGTAGGCATCTAAATACACCAGCCTAATACTACTAGAATGGGAAACGAGCAGTCATTTCTAACGGCACTTACGAATCGTCGCGCAGTAAAGCGCTTTGGTGGTGAAGAAATTCTAGAGGGTGACCGTGATACAATTATGGAAGCTATTGTCAATGCTCCTAGCTCCTTTGGCATCCAGCCTTACAAGGTCTGCGCTGTACGCAACAAGGAACTCAAAGAGAAGCTACGCGCGGTAAGCTTCAATCAGCCTCAGGTTACAGAGTGTGATACTCTATTTGTCTTCTGTGCCCGTACGGATGTCAAGGACCGTGCCGATGAATATATCAAGGCTACTGGCGCAGAGGCATATCGTGAGATGATGATGGGATTCCTCAGTGGCCAACCTGATGCTACTGCGTGGGCCGCTCGTCAAGCCTACATTGCTCTCGGATTTGCCCTAACTGCTGCTGCAGTTGCAGATGTCCCTTCATGTCCTATGGAGGGCTTTATTCCTTCAGAGGTAGCCAAGCTCCTTGAGCTCACTGAGACTCTAGTCCCTGTGTGCTATCTGGCTGTTGGTTCAGAGGCTGAGGGTGTGGAGCCTCCTCCTCGTTTTCGTTTTCCTAAGGAGGACCTGTTTAAGGAATATGCGTAGAATTGTGTAGAAATGTCTATGGACACAACTGTATTTGTCACACTCTGCGATCAGCAGTATATGACAAAAGCCCAACGAACCATTAAAGACCTTCGTGGAAGAGGTCAATGGAAAGGAGACATTGTCTGGCTTACAGTGGGATTCGACGCCGATGCTGAATTTTTGGATCAGTACTGTGTTCTAGGACGTCGTATTGAACATATCAATACAGACGGTCTCGTGAGTCAACTCAAGGCTCATCCTATCAAACCAATGGCTGATAATCGCCATTTTGGAAAACTTACCCAATGGGATAAGCTACAAGTGTTTACGGAATACTTCAAACAATGGAATCGTGTAGTCTTCCTTGACGCTGGTTTACGAGTGCTGGATTCTGTTCAACCATTACTAGAGTTAGACTATAAGGGAAAGCTACTTGCTCCTGATGATTCTGACCCATACGATAATGGAAATCGCTTGAAGTGTCAACTAGATCGTGATGCAAATATTCAAGCAACAGTTGCGCTTATTGTTGAATTTCCTGAACTGGATTTGGAAAGCCATTATTTCCTCAATTGCATCTTTGTCTTTGATACTGCTCTGATCATAGAGGGACTCTATGCTGAGTTTGAACGATTGATGAACACGCTGCCGATTATGCTCTGTAACGAAATGAGTCTGATGAATTTGATGTTTATCACTCGGCAAAAGGTATGGCAACCGTTTCCCCAGCGTGTTGGTGAGAAATATCTGTTTGGTTGGTGTGAATTGAATTACAGAGAACGACCTAATTGGTCATCCTTTCATTTTCTGAAATACCCAGTTTCTATTCGGTTGGAGCAAGATTAAAGATGAGTTTGGGGTCTATAGTAATGAAGATTGATTTACGTAAGCTACCAGTATTTCTTATTTCTCCAGGAACAGGGAAATATGAACACCGTGTAAATGAAGTCATGAAACGGCTTTCTGCGTTAGGGTTTGAGAAAGTAACCCATATTCAAAGCGTTCCTGACTCAAACAACACTGATAGTCTTACACGAACAAATCTTGAACTTATGCGTAATAATACTGAGTTGACACCGTTCATTATTCTAGAAGATGACTGTGGATTTACGGAGAGCCCTTTGGAAATAGATATACCAGCCGATACAGATGCCCTGTATTTGGGAATCAGTAAATGGGTATATCCTCATGCCTTTGAAACACTAGGACGTGGATACCATATTCGTGAAAATCAGTCTCAAGATTTTCAGGAACATCCAGAGTATCCTAATCTTGTCAAACTTACAGCAACAACCAGCACACATGGGATTGTATTTTTTTCTAGACAATATCTTGAAGCATTTATGGAGCACATGAATAAAGTGCTTCCCAATCATACCCCACATGATCTTGTCTTTGCTACTCTCCAACGTCACTACAATGTGTACGCATTGAAAAATCCCCTTGTGTATCAAGATGCAACGCTTGGCGGTCAAGAAGCAGTCACACGTTTAACCTTTACTCCTGCTGGATTTCGGTAGGTCTACACATCCTTACGCTGCTGCCGCCACTGCTTCAGAAACTCATACATCACAATGGACGCCGCAATACTCACATTGAGGCTCCGCACAAGTCCATATTGACTGATGGTGATACGCGGAGCATCAGCGAGTGCCTCAGCAAACTCAGGACTGATGCCGTGACTCTCAGACCCCATCACAAAGCACACTGGCTTGTCCAAGTAGGGCTTGAACTTCATCTCCTCAATCGGTGTGCCACCCTGCTCAATGATAAACGGCTGGATCCCAGCGGCAGCAAAGAACTGCTTGGGATCTGGCATCTCACCAACCTTATGAACCCTGATATAGTTCTTTGACCCCACCTCTGGACGAGCGTCATACTTGCGTCGCCCAACAACCCATACATCAGAACAGCCAAGAACGGCAGCTGTTCTGATGCTCATCGCAATATTCATATTGCCATCCAGATTCAGCAACATCAAGTGCACAGGGAGCGCAAGCTTTGAGGCAATATGGCGCAACTCGTCCACTGGCTTATGCTGAAGGAGCGTGTGGACATTATACTTGATTGCCGTCATACGGCCACAATGGCTCACGTCCTCGTCTGAGCTCATTTTAGGGTAACGATTGATAGTCAAACGAATACTTCAATTTTTTTATAGCTTAATATTGTCTCCAAAGTTGATCACCAGGACGGTTTGGTGCGTAACCAGGTGCACCAGCTCCCTCAACCATGACATACCGACGACCCTCAAACGCAATCTTGTCTCCTACATTATACACCTTTCCATTGTTGTATGGTTGAGCCCACAACTTATCACCAGGACGATCAGGGGCGTATCCAGGTGCACCAGCTCCCTCAACCATCTCAAACTCTTGACCCTTGAATACAATCTTATCTCCTACGTTATAAATCTTTTGATTATCGTACAGCTTACGCCACAGCTTATCACCAGGACGGTTTGGCGCATAACCAGGTGCCCCTGCACCTTCTACCATTTGATAAACCTCTCCGTCAAACGTAATAATAGCTCCTTGTTGGTAAATCTTTGAGTTATCATACATGGGTAGAGAATTTGCTACACTTCCTTGAAATCCTTCAGAATAACGCTTTAAGATAGGAGCTAAAAATAGGACTGCGACTAATACCAGTAAACCGGGTACAACAACATCAACAGACAAACCACGCTTTACCATTCTATATATCTACCCTATTTTTTCCGCAATCCCTTTACCTTCGTAGCCCCCTTTGGCCAACACGTATCCTTAAACACCCGTTGACGAATTGCTTTTACAGCATCCTCGCCATGCCCCATTTCCTTAAAGAGTGCATTGAGTACCTTTGTTTCCTCCACATAGTCATCGTCAAATTCGCAATGCTTCATCACTTCCTGGATAAACGCGCGGTCCTTTTCACTATAGTCCTCCAATGACGAGTGTGTAAAACACTCAGGAATCCCCTGTTGTTGAGTATCTAGAGATGAAGTATCATTGATGGTCTCCACGAGCAGTCGTACAGTATATTCAGCTTTTTTCAGTTGTGCTTCCAGCTCCACCCACTGCGCATCCATCTTGCGCTTGGCATTCACAAGAGCATTCTTAAAGTCACGTACAGTCTCTTGATGCCCAGAAAGAAGACGCAGCATTAATGAACGTTGATATTCAAAGCGGTCAAGACGGCGCTGTAATTCAGCATCTGTTTGTTCCGTCTCAGCCGTCTTAAGGGTCTTTGCCTCTAGGAAAACTTCCAAAAAAGGCTTCAGACTCTGGAGTAAAGCAATAGGGTCTGCCGACTTTTCCATCGCGTTGATGTAGACACATTTGCGTCCATCACGTAGTTCCTCTAAATCAATCCCTCCAGCCTTGTGATGTCCAGCAATAGGGGTCTGAAGAGAAATCATAATGCCTAGAGAAATGTCAGGATTTTCTTCCATATCACGAAGAAATTTGGTCACCTCCTTTGTTTCTACCGTCTTGGTATAATTCTTGCTCTCCCACAAAATCTTATGACCTCGCCAACGCATAATCAAATCACCTTGATGCCCCTCCTTGCCCACATCATCTAGACTAAACTCCTCATTGCGACCGACAGCAGAAAATGCCTTGTGAATATAACTCGCCACTAGTTCCTCACCATGCTTACCCTTTGTCTGAGATCCTGTCGTGGTCTTGAGAAGCTGATCCTTGAGCTGAACAATAGACTCTGAAAGAATCCTAATATTGGCATCCTGCGCAGCAAGACGCTGATCCTTTTCCTTCAGAATCTCTTCACGATTGCGACGCTCTTCTTCACGAATCCTCTTCTCAAGCTCCAGTCTCTGCTGTTGCTCTTGCTGGAGACGTTCCTTAAGAGAGTCTAGTGTATCTGCCTTCGTGGCAAGTTGAGTCTCAAACTGGAGTCGCTGCCGCTCACTTGACTCGGCCATCTTTTCAAGTTCCTTAATCATCGCCTTCAGCTTCGGTTCATAATTCTTCTTGGCATCCTCTTGAAGAGTCTGAACAAGCTCTTCGTGGTCTGCCTTCTTTGCTTCACAATGAATTGTCTCAAAGGCCAACGCTCCAAGTGTCAGCATTTGAGAAATGTGTTTGGGGGATTCTGTCGTATAGACCTCTGGAAGATGATAATTTGCTTCTACAATTAGTGTTAATTCCTGATATGACATTGCCTCTTAGATTGACATAGAAAAAAGTGTTTAGACGGAGCCGCGATTCACTTTTTCTTCGGTTTCGGCTTTGTAGAGTTCTTCTCTTGGGTCGCCTCTGTCAAACGAACGTGCTTCTGCGTGAAGCCACCGTTGCGGTCGTGCTTCTCCTTCGCCTTGTCCTTCTTCTTGCGGCGCTTGTCAGGAACAGAGAAGTCCATTTGAGCCGTCTTGAGAGTGAAGGGAGGAGAAGAAATTATATATTCAATTTTTTTTCAGTGCAGTCGCAGATGTCCATAGAACATGGTAAGTTGAACCGTCGCACTCTGAGCAACTGGAACAAATCCTAGAAGCCCCATACGACTATACTCTGTATCAAGATCCTGACACGTCTCCTCAAAGGTTTTAATTGTCCACTGGTCTAGATTGTTCCGTGTATAGTCCTGAATCCACATATAGGCAAGTTGAGCATCACGAAACTCCATGTAGGTACGTTGGCCAGTTGACCGAACAATTTCTACCGTCACAAGCGTATGCCAACGATTGGGACGATGATTCGTCGTAGGATTCTCCATTTGTCTGCGTGTAGTTAAGTCTCAGGTATTATCAATTTTTTCTCGCCTTTCTTGTGCGTCGTTTGAATAGCGCACCAACTTTAGCTTGTTTTAATCCCTGTTGGTACTGATTCTGATACGGAGCTGCTGGTAGCAAACCAGGAACCTTTGCCCCTGAACCTGTAGGATTAGATGCTACAGAGACATCTGAAGCAATTCCTGTAGGGTCTGAATATTTGTCCTGACCCAGAACACCCTTTGCTTGCGCAATAATTGCGTCAATATTTACAGGGGCATTAGGTTGTTTAGGTTTAGCAATTCCCTGTGCTGCAGCAAGTGCTTTCAGATTTACAGGTGCACGAGGTAATTTCTGTGGCTGAGGAGCTGGTGGCGGCACATAGACTGGAGGTGGCACATCAACAACTGGCGCAGCAACTGCTGGTTTAGGAGGAGCAGCTGGAATTGTGTATTTCATTGGGGCCGCCGACTGAGATAAGCGCACACCCACACTCCGCAATGCATCATAGGTTGTTGGTCCACCAAACTGCGCTAAAATTCCTGGTAATACTTCCGTTTCAAAGACGTTTCTTGCCTCAAGAGCAGTTATACGGCGTGTAGGGATGGGATCAATCATCATCGCAATGAGATTGTACAATGGCAAACTGACGTGCTTGGCAATTTGCTTGTGCCATATTGCGATATCCTCACGGCCACTAAAATCACGCCCTGTAAGAGCATCTACATCATATGACTTTACACCAACAATAATCTTAATACGATCAGGACTACGCATCGTGTGACGAGTTAACCGAAAATATAATTCACCAAAACTTACACCAAGAGCATACACATCTACTTCTTGAAGGATTTCTTCTACCTTTGAAAAATCTACTAATGAAGGAATCTTGCCGAAATTTGTCGCATTAAAACGTGGAAGCCAAGAAGCATCATAGTATTCCCGCTGTGGGAGTTCATTCTTAAACCCTGCCATCATCTTGTACCATTTATTCACTTCAGCTTGTGTAGCACCTCTTGCATGGGTAGGGCTGACAAACCGAAAATCAAAGGGATAATACGGATAGTCAAACTGAGAGAGTTGCTGAACCGCTGGGTCACGCGGAGAAGCTCTTGCTGATGACATCGACAGACCAAAATCAATGAAGCGTGTGGCAAACTCTCCATCAGGAAGTTCCATTGACACAATATTGAGTGGCTTAATATCTAAATGAACATATCGGTTGGCATGTAACACCTCAAGACCTTTGAGCAAATTCAAAAACGAAGCAAAGAAGGGCCCATATTGTCCAGAGTTGAGTACAATATCTGACACATCTTGGCCACCAAGTTCATAGAAGATGAGCGTCGGGTTCGGCCGACGCATATTCACCACAGAATACATTGAACCATCTGGATTTTGCATAGGTTCCAAGCACTTATTTAGACGATTGTCTGGTTTGACATTACGTGTATTTAATTCACACTTGTGGTGCGCCCAGAGAAAATAGTTCTTGGCGGGGTCGATGCGTTGAAACGGAACTGACTCAGCATATTCCTTATCAGCCTTGTAGTCATCCAGCAGTTTTGAAAGCTCACGATGCGACCGACGCTT